CAGTTCCTACTGGTGTAACTGCACCAGCATACTTGATGTTTTCGTTACACTGGTCTCTGAAGATAGCGAAAATCTTAACACCAACAGCTTTCGGGAATTTCTCAGTGTTGTTAACAACACGAACAGCACTTTCAGATTCATATTCGTATTCAACATAAATTTTACCAGTTACACCAGTAGGAACTGTGATTGTGTTACCATCCACTGTAAATTCTGTAGCGGTTGCACTTGTACCAAGAGCATACTTTGTTGCAAGGGTGCCCCTTTCAAGTTTGTAAATATACTTGATATCGTTAGAAGGTGTGTGAGAAAGGGTGATCTTTCCGCCTTCTACTGTAAGAGTTTCTTCGCAAGGTGCGACAATCTTATTGTCAGTAGAAGCAACCTCTTTTTCAGTACCATACTGCTGCGCAAGCAAATCCATACTGTGGAGTGAATTTGTAGTCTCAAATCTACCTTTCTTAGCTCTGAAAAGTTTTGTAATCAAAGCACCAACAGCATCAGTAATTTCCTCGCCATCTGCTGTACTTGAAAGTTTAGGGTCTTCAAGCTTTGTTAGACGAGTAAGAACGGAGCCATCTTCCAAGTCAGTAAGGATAAGTCCACGAACTTTATCAAGAATAAGTTCATTAACATTAATAGCCATATTAGTTTCCTCCTTGTTATTTTTAGAACAAAATAAAAGAGAGGCTTATTAAAGCTCTCCCATCCAGTTTGTTTCTTCTTTACTTAATTTCTTTAAATCTACACCAAAACCAGAATAACCACTTTGCAATAGCAATTCTGCATTTTTGATTTTACTTATACGACCAATACCATCCATAAAAGCATTTATATTTAAACCAAGAACAAAGTCTCGATTAAAACCACTCTCTACAACCAGTGTTGATATCAAAGGGAGAAGGTAGGCTTTCGGTTTTTTACCTTTGTTTTGTTCATACTCATCACGAGCATCCTCAATCAAAACTTGTCTGGTTGCTTCGTTACCTGGCATTTCATCGTTTCTTTTGATTTTGTGCATCTGACGAAGCACACTAACAATGCAAGTATAGGCATATCTGTCAATTTGCAGATAACTACCGTCCTCAAAAACTTGCACCATCACAACTTCTTCAAGTTGTTTATTATACATTAACTGCATTTTTGAGAAATCAATAACATTTCCAAACAATATCTTTGTTTTTTCAACATCAAAACCTCTCGCCAATACAGAATAAAAGAGTTCATAATCCTCAATCTGTGTATAATCTTTGCCCATATCATCTAACTGCCATTTTAAGTCGGCACCAACAGAACATAAAGTATATATCATTCCGTAATACTTGTTGTCGCCGTATTCTATTATCTCGTCAACGGACGGCTGTTTGATTGTGATATGGTCATTTATTTTTACGCTATATCCACGATATATTTTTGTATCGTCATTGTCTTCAAATAAACAGACAAGTTCTTTCTCTTCTTCGGGTGGTTTCATTAAAAACTTCATAAGAGAAGAAAAGTTGTCGTTTATAGTTTTCAATCCAAGAATGATATTTTCCAACGACAATACAATTTTACTTGTGAAAGCAGATGAAATCCTATTCAAAATCTTTTTAAACATTTTTCACCTACTCTTCACACATAGATTTGTTGAGGTCTTTCATTTCAAATATCATCTGGCGATATAAGAATTTTGGTGAATATGTACCCTCAACATTATGAACCAAATCTAACTTACCAAATAAATGCAAGTTGTATTTGTCATTCTTGCTACCACCAAGAGTATCACGACCATTAAACTTCTTGTCTATCAACATGGATATATAGTCATTTCTATTTGCTGATATTTTGGGTATATTATCAACATCCATATGGTCGTTATGAGAATAAATCCAGATTTCTAAACGTGGGACAACCCAAGTGTTATTCTTATCATAAGTCTTGGGTATGTGTACCTGAAGAGTGATAAAGGTTGTTACATCCGTAATAGTATCTGGATTTTTATTATACGAGAATATATTATAATCAGTAAGCTGGTCTCTATCCTCTACAGAAGATATCTTAGGACTGTTTATTGCATAATAAAAGGATTCGTCGTTTATCATCTCTTTGGCAATAGCCTGTTTTAAATCATTTATAATTTCACTGTTTGCCACACGACCACCTCCTAAAACGGACTTACGATTGTAATAACAATCTCGTCAAGTATTTTATCGCCCTGACAAAGTGTGAGTTTGAACATCTCGTCAATCAAATCTTCGTCTTCAACAAGCAACTTAACCTGATTGCCATTCTCAGTCAAACCTACCTCAATGTCGCCCACAATGTTCCACTTAAATTCATCAGACCATTCAACTGCATTACCGTCCTCGTCAACCAAATTGGCTGTATAAGTACGACTAGAACCAACTTTAAGGTTTTTATTGCCAGATATAGTTCCAGTGATAGCATTGGATAGAATTGTCGTTTCATCGTCATTTTCAAGCGGAGTAGCAGGGGAGATGTAGTCGCAAACTCCATACTTCAAATCATCTTCACTTGCCGTATAGGCACATTCCTCAACAATCCAATGAGTAATTCCGTGTCCGTTATATGTATCAGCAACATTGCCCGTATTAGCCAATAAATACGCTGTCGGGTCTTCTTTGTTGTTGTCAATAAAGAACTTTTTAGCCATTGATTTTTTGAGCTTAAGAGCTTCAGCATCCAACGGTATATTGATTGAAAGTTTATCTGAGCCTAATGAAATTACATTGCTCTCAGCAAGACCGTCATTGTACTTACTTGCACTTAAAATAACAGCCTGACGCTCAATGATTTCACCAAGTTCATTCTGCCACTTTAAAAGATAATTGCACTGTTGCAGTTTACCATTGCGATACAACTCGTCGTCGTAATCACAAGTAGTAACAAGCCACCAAGAATTAGCCCACTCAATGTAGTCGCCAATATTTATCTCTTGCCCCGGCATACTTTCAAATTCTTTATAATAAGGCTGTGTGCCTTCGTTGATAACCAACTGCGTTTCTATGCCATTAAGTTTAATCGTTTTATACGACAGACTATCAACAACTTTGTTTTGCAAATTCGCTTTCGTGCGATTTACCATTCGCTCTCGTTGAGTAGTACCATGCAGGTTTATTCTTGCGGTATATCTATCCATTAGAATCAACCTCCTTAAAATACTTTTCATTTATCTCTTCGAGAATACGAATGCACTTAAATACTTCTCGTTTGCAAACCTTATTAGAATACTCTTCTGAAATAAGAAACTGCATTGTATTCAACACAGTTATAAATCTTGGCTCGTTAACCAAGATTGACACCAAATCTTTATTCCCGATAAGTTCTCTAAGGTAACTTTCGAGATACGATTTTAGAGTGTCTGACTTTTCTTCTTTAAGAGGAAGTATCTTGTACGTCTTGTTTATCAAAAACTCAAAATACTTACAAAAATTCTCTCTTGGCAACGCCCCGTATTTCACTTCTATCATGATTTCAACTCCTTCATATCGGCAATGATATAGGAGTATTCATTGGTAAGACTTCTTGCTTGTTTTCGAGCAGTGTCATATCTATTACCAACCTTTTCAAGAAGATTGGCGGGGGAGAATACTGAAAAGTCTTTTGTAGAAAGATTGTTTCTAAGGTTTTCAAGATTGTTCACGTAAGGCTGTAGCCAAAACACTGTCATCCATTCGGTGATAATATCCATTACTTCATAAGGTATCTCTACCGAGAATTCCATGAGTTCATCGTCACGAAGAGATAAATCTACAACCTTGTTTGTGACACGACCACATCTTGAAATTGCCTTATTCATATATGCAACAAGCATTTCTGTCTGCAAACTTTCAGCAAATGTAATCAAATCTGGGTCAGTTATTTTATCTTTGAATTCATTAAATACAGTTTCATAACTTGTATTCATGGTTAGCACCTCCTTAATTAGTCGATGCTAAATTTCACATTTAACGCCGTTTCAAGAGCATCAATAGTCTTTCCTGTGCATTCTTTAGCATCAATTTTTACCTTTGCTCTTGCGGCAACAGTAGCCTTCATTCCGGCAGATAGATTAGAAAGAGTGCGAATAAGTGTAGAATCGTCCATGTCGAAAATTGAGTCAATGGTATCAGGCGTCAAAATATGTTCATAAAACTTTGTAACCTTTAAAAACTCATATAACTCAATTGCAGAATAATCTTCTGTATCTTCTAAGATAATCCAATTATCTGTAAAGAAACGTCTTTGAGAATTCTTCATAGAAACAATTTCGCCAAGTGTCATATACTCACAAGCACCAAATTCGTCCCAATCTACAGCATCGCCATTTCTGGCAATATAAGTAGCACCTCCAACGACATTACAAGTTACTGGAACTTCAATATCGAGGGGGATTTTAGAAACCTTTTTTGAAGCTTTTTTTACAGGCTTTTCAGTATTGTTATCTTTGTACTTTTCTTCGTATTCGGCACGAATTTCCGCCTCAAGTTCTGCTTTGATTTTCGCTTCTAATTCAGCTCTTTCCATAGCCTCTTTTTCGGCTCTCTGTTCTTTTGTTAAATTTGCCATTATATTCCATCTCCTTTTATTCAAAGAGGGCGGTATAAATCCGCCCTCAAATTATAGTTGTTTACCTTACGCAAGCTTGTACACGCCAAATGCAGTTGACAATACAGCCTTAACGCCATATCTCTGAGCCATGAAATACTCCTGAGAAAGGTCTGCGTTACCAAGCATATCTCCGGGAACGATAAGAGTATCGCCTTCAGTTACAAACTTGATAAACTTTTCATCACCAGCAACGATGTAAAGGTCGTTACCAAGGATAAAGTCTGTGCCACCGATCTTATGACCATTCTGCATTACAACGATAGGAGTTGTATAGAAATGACCATAGTAACCCATAGCATAAAGGTCTTCTTTTGCAGAATCTGCATCAGCGCCCTTAACGCCTGTAATCTTTCTTACAGCCTGTTTAGAACCGATGATTGCTGCTTTCTTACCTGTAGCAGCTTCTACGTGGTCAATTACTTCTGCAAGTTTAGCTTCGTCAAATGTACCGTTTGCTGTATAAGGAGCAACAAGACCATCAAATGTTGCAACTACAGCACCATACATTTCCTCAGTGATTTTCTTCTGGAAAGACTCAGCAACTTTGTCGATAAGCTTGTTGAAGTCAACACGACCAGCAAGAACTCTACGAAGTTCTTCGTAAATCTTAATGCCCTTAATCTGTGTCTTAACAACAACTTCTTCGCCACCAGCCATTCTCTGTCTGCGAAGACCCTGTGTGCCTTCAGCAATGTCAGCAACGATGAAAAGACCTTCGTCTGTAAGTTCAAATACGTTAGAATCGCCTTCTGCTACGTTTCTGTAATCAACATAGTTGAAGAGAGGACAAGACTCAGGAAGTCCTTCGATAACAGTCTTGTTGATAATTTCCTCAACGATAGCAAATACACCACTGCACTTGCCATCTCTAATTGCTCTATAATCAAGCTTTGTAGAACCACCATTTGCTTCAATAAGAGCCTGTCTTAATGTTTCGTTGGTGTCATCTACAGAATAGTTACCAGCTATATGACCTTTGTAAGAATCAACAGCCATCTTAATAAGATTTTTATCTGCCATAATATGTAATCCTCACTTTCTTTTAAACTTTTAATTACTGTACTTCGTATACGTTGTATGTATATCTACCAGCAGTCTCAGTGCCCATAAACTTAGCAACTACAACGTCACCAACAGTCTTATCTGCGCCAGCATTTTCACCAGCAATAGAGAAGATATCTCCTGCCTGAAGAAGCATTACACGGATGATTTCGCCAGCTTTATTTGTGAAGTTAGCCAAATCTGTGTCGCCAACACCACACTGGTCGTAAATAAGTTCAGGTGTGCAAACGATACCTACATTTACATCGCCTGTTGCAGGAGCTGTAGCTTTATGAACTTCTCTTTCACCGTCCACAAACGCACCTACAGTTACGAGTTCACCATTTTCAATTGCAGTAGCAGTTTCGTCTACAAAATACTTTGCACTCTTAATAAGAGAAGGTACTTTTGTTGCTGCCATATTGTCTAATCTAACAACTTTTGCCATAATTCAAATTCCTCACTTTCTTTACTTGTTTAAATATTTTTCAATAATTCCGCCATAAGGCACATCATCATTTATTTCGGGTTTCTCAATAGAAAACTTAAGAGAATCCTTAGATGAATTCATTGAATACATGCCAACAATGCACAGACACTCTTTCTTCAGCTCATCAAGCGAATAGTTAGCAGACTGAGATTTAAGTGTTTTAAATTCTTCGGTTTTGCCAATCTTTTCTTCGTAATCAGCGAATAATGTATCTTCTGCGTTCTTGCGTTCTTCAACCTCTTTTCCTTCTTTATACTCCTTAAGAGCATTAAAGTCAGAATCTAAAAAAGAGTGCTCTGCTTTGTAGTCAGAGAACTCCTGTTCAAGTGTTGAATATTTAGTTTCGTATTCAAGTCTTTCTTTTTCGATTTTCTCTTTTTCTTCCAATGTAAGCCACATCTTAACCATTTCTTCGAACTCGCTTGTGATTGTAGCGGTAAGAGTTGCTTCATCGAAAGTATAAGTAAATCTGCCATAAGTACATTCGTAATTGTCAGGAGCCCAATAACTCTTTTCAACATAAACATACTCATCGTCAAAATCTTCTACCCAGAAGTATGTTTCTTCAAGATAGTTACCCTCATCATCTTTTACGATAATCGGGTCTAACGCATTGTTTAGAGCATCACGTTTCTGTCTGTATGTAGCAGAAAATGCGATAGGCTCTGTTTTCTGTTCTCCGTAAAGTTCTTCCATTTTTGCACTCAATTCTTCTTCAGACATATCTTCAATAGAAAAATCTAAATCTTCAATGGTCTTGCTGAACTTCTGGAGGATTTCAAGTTTCTTATCCAAAGTGCTACCTCCTTTTTCACTATTGTTTTTATTAAAGAATCCATTCAATTCTTCTTTTAACTCATTCATTAGGGATGAGAATTCTTGTTTATCAATGCTATATGTAATTGGTACAATAGATGCTTTCGGAAAACAAGGGTCGACATTAAACTTATCGTCATCAGACTTTTGGAGCATACACAACGCATCAAAAGAAAAGTCGATAATGTTGGTGTAAGATGGGTCATCTTTCAAAGGTTCATACTTTGAATAGAATATTTCCATACTTTGACCAGTGAATATGTTTTCGTCATAGAATGCATCTGCTAATTCAGGATATCTGCCTATCCAAAGAATTACCTCGCAAGTTAAATATGTAGAGGTTGTCCCATCGTCATTTTTAACTTCTTCGTATACAGGAGATTCAGCAGGAAGAGCCACGCCGAATGGCACACACTGACTTTTTAGTTTAAAATCATTCAAATCAATCTTGTAGTCGTGCCCGCCGAGATGATAAACACCATTATCATCAACCATTAAGTGACCGATTACCGGTACATACGCAAGAGTATGAAATGCCTTATCTACATTTTCTTTATCAAAATATGACCTATTTACATTCTTACCTAATGCCATTACATAACATTTTGCTTTCAAAAAGTTCTCATTAATTTTTTCAAACGAAGAAAACTTTAAATTTGACAATAGCGATACTTTTTCTAAATCCATTTCAGTTCCTCCTTTCTCATGCTAAAAGTGGAGCATGTTGTCTAAAAAGAAGTCTTTTGAATCAAAGTTGCTATTGATGTATTTCAACAGTTCCTCAGAAACAAAAAAAGCATAAATGGACTGACCATTTATGCTGTCTAATGTATATCTAAATCCTAAATTAGCAAGTTCTTCTGCTTTTTTAGAATCGAATACCTTTATTAAATTTTTCTCCATTTATTCACACCACCTAACGATTATCGTTTGCATCAATGTTTCTTGTCTGTTCTCCTGCATCACCAAGAGTTTCGCCCTTCTCTTCTGCTGTAGGTCGTCCGCCTTGATTATCAACAGAACTTTGTGTATTAGAAGAAACAAGTGGAGTAAGCCAACATTTCTTTGACAAGCCAAGCAACTCTTCTTCGAGATAAGTCATGCCCAAAATATCACTTGGAGACATACCGAGTGCGGAAGCATATTCCAACTTAACAGGGAGTCCGTATGTGGCTGCCTTTGATAATCTGTTTGCGTGTTCGTCTTGGTTAAAAATGGATAGCCGAGAAAACTTTAATTTAAAGTCATAAGGCAAATTAAACTTTTTAATCTTCATATTAAAGAATCTCTCAAACTGCTGAAGTATCGCAAATGCAATTGCCTCGTCGGGTTTTACGGACAACATCATAGACCCAGAAGCTGATATATCGCCACCACCAAACAATGCTGATGTCGTGCCCGCACCACGCCAGAAGTTATTAATTGCTTCTTCAACATTGTTCCTGTCGGACGCCGTTGATGTTTGAAATGAAAATTCATCAACGTCAAAAGGAGAGAGGAGGAGTCCAATTCCTTCAGGAAGATTTTGACTCATTTGTCCATAATACTTTTGAGCCGTCTCATAATCCATTTTTGGAACACCATCATCATCCGTTTCCATTTTTGCTGCCAATACTTTGTAATTATCATTTTCTGCTTTCGCCTTATTTAACAATTTATAGTCATCTATTGAAAGAATATCTAAAAGCAATCCAGTAAACATAGGAAGAGAGCAAGTGGGGTCGGACTCGTCCGCTTTTATACAAATTCCACTTTCTGGTTCGTACCATTTCTTGTTTTTATCTCCCTCAATTCCTTTTTCGGGATTGCCCTTCCATAACTCATATGCCTTTTTAACATCGTTCCCATATATATCAAGCAAATATTCTTTACTTGAAAAATAAGCCATATCTATTGAAAATCTAAACACTCCATCTTCAATAGAAGATATTTTTGCATATCTGTTATCAAATGGCTTTATATAGAAAGAGTCTTCAGACTCATAACATAGACCATAATAAACGCCGTCACGCGCTGCAATCTTCATCGCCTTTATTCCTTCGTGGCGAAGATTGTATTTCTCACACTGATTTACAACATAATAATATGATTTTTTGTATTCTATTTTCTTTGGTTTGTCCAAAGGTATTTTTGTAGGTGTTACCGTATAATTATAAAGAAGGATGGTTGCTTGGAAATCTATAAGGCGTCTATAGTGACCAGAAACCAAATAAAGAAATCCACTAAGTTCACGAAGTTCTTTTTCGTGCTTCTGTGGATTTTCTAACATTTTTGCTATTTGCTCTTTGCTATATCTCTTATAAATTACACTTTCATTTCGACTGTTGATTAAGTCTTGAATGATGTTTTTCTTCAAATTAGCAAAAGAGAGTTGAGCATATTTCTGCATTAGTTTTGCTTGTTCTTCTTTGGTAAAATCTTTTACTTCCATTTGTTTTCCTCCTTCCTTATAATTTTCTCAAAGATGGTTGCTTAGACATTATAAATTTCGATGGGTCGAAATTCTTTTCATTGGGCTTTTTAAGCTTGGTTTCAAGTTGACACTGAACCCAATAATTATACCCAACACTACTTACACGGTCTTTACGCATTCCGGTCTTTTCATATACTTTAATATTTACACCCTTAGTTTCATATTCAAGGTTAATCAATTCGTTAACCAAAAGGGTAGTGTGAATATAAGGCATTTGCAATAAAGTTTTGTTACTCAATTCTAAAGAGTTGTAGCCTCTTATATCTCTCAATATTTCTTCTGCCTCGAATTCGTTTATCAATAAGTTTATTTTGTGCTGTCGTAATCCTTCTCTTAATGACAAGTACATATCATTATTAAACTGTGCTGTTGCCTGAATTGCCCAAATAACTTTTGGTGCATTCGGAACCTTACATCTATCGGCATATACTTTATCGTTACAACAACTCAGTGCCCCATAAGTTTCACCTGTTAATGGGTCGTACATATCTTTTATCAAACAATCGTAAACGCCCAGACCGATACCTTTTACGTCAAGAGCGATATATGTACACTTATACATCTCATAATATCTACGAATAATTAGTGCTAATTCGTCAGTATTCAAGCCCTCGTGGTTCTCGGTGTATATCATATTACCAACATACTTTTGATTGTTTGTCGGTATTGCACTGTTGATAAATATCGAAGCGGCGTCGTTGTTTTGTTTCTTTGATGCCAGCAACGCAACGTCAGTAGATATAATTCTTTGCTCATTTGGTTTTAAATCTGGTATCTTAACTGATTTGTCTGCAAGCATTCTTGAAATAGTGGTAGGATACACACATCTTTTTAAGATACGATTCTTTGAAGTATCTTCGTAAGAGAAAAGGCTTCCGTCTTTATCTCCATACCACAAACATCCCATTTCCATATCCCAAGCCATTTCCGAAAAGTCTGCTTCTGACATTTCATCTTCAACCTGTTCACGAGACAATAAACCTTCTTTAATGGATACTTGATATGGAAGACCGCATATAAAGTATTTCTTTGTATCATTAACAAGGTTTGCACAATATGCTTTTGCTTTTTCAAAAGACCAATGAGACTTAAACCAACAGCTCGACATATATATCTCCTTGTTGCGTTCAGCCATGTGTCTATATTCTTTTTTGTTTAAAAATTTAGGTGTTCTTGGTGCTGTCAAAAACTTTCTAAGAACAGTGTTGATGACATTTAAATCAACCATTCTAAATTCATCAGTGATCAAAATATTTGCTCTTGCAGAGCGTCCTGAATCTGAAGCTGTTACAACTTTTATCCAAGAACCATTTTTAAAATTAATATAAGCCTTGTTTTGACCTACCGAATAATCTTCAACTTCCATTTTAAGATTATCGGACTTATCCATAAAGTCTGTAGTTATTTTTTCAAGAACCTCGTTTGCCTGATTTCTGTTTTTAGATGCAACACATATCTTCGTGCCGGGATATAAAATACACCTAATAACACAAAATAGTGCAGTTAACCACGTTTTCAAATTGTTATTAACCCACGACTCTTTATTCGTGGCTCTGGAAGTTTCCTTCATTTTCATCGGTTGGTCAATTCCAACCCAGTTTGGAGTACATTATCCATATTATTCATATGGTCGGAGACTCTTGGGAATATTTTATTTATTCAATTCCTACTCTCTACGGTGTTTTACAGCCTTTCGCAATCTGTAAAATTACCTCGGTATTAGCATATATTTCAACTTAGCTTTCACCGATTTTCTCCGATTTAGACAGGGCTAAAGTGGTTATCTGTTTATATGTAATTCGTTATCAGTTTCAATAAAAAAGAACTTATTGTATTTTCGCGATAAATTCCTATGGCTGTCCGAATATAAATACCGTTTAAATCTCTCTATATTCTCAGCACCATAAATATAAATATTAACTGCGTTACTGCGATTGTCTTTCTTTAATTCAGAAACAACAATCCCCTCTGATAATAACACATCTCGTAATTGTTTTAAAAACATCGTATTACCACAAAAATAACATCTATAATGATGTTGTTTATAATACTTATCTTTTTGAGAATGATAATACTCTCCCTCTGTATATGAAACACCACCATCGCCATCAAAATATCCTCTTATAAAATGTCTCAATAAATGCTTTGGGACAATTTCTTCTGTTGGAAATTCTAATGTTAGACTTTTTTGTGGCGTGCAACCTAAATTAATTAGATCCCTACAAAGAGACGTACAGTTTAAAACTATTTTGTCTGCATGATACTTATTAGAAATGATTTTATGTACTATGGGAATGTTTGTTTCTAAATCGTACTTGAAATTTTCTAAATGTTCTTTGTCTTCCGACTGCAATACTAATTCCAATGACATAGATTTTAATTTTTCGTTCCTGTAAAATCTTGTTATACAACCATCTGCATATAAAAATCCCAGCCAATATGCTTGTTTTTCGGTTGTAATTTTTTTGAAATAACTCTTATTGTAAAAATATTTACTCATTGTTTATTTCTCCTTTTCACACGTGATGTTTTTTTTTGTTAACCCTGTCCACGTGCAGCAAGATACATAAAGTAGTTGCTTATGTTCATCATATAAAGAAGAATTATTTGAAAGAATTTTAAGGTTACTCCCAAATAATCTCTTGCAAATCGATGTGGATTTGCTCTATAAAAACTACACCAAGTAGCAACGCCATTCATTATTTTGGCAGACTTGTCATTGGCAACTTCTTTGTCTGTTTTTTTACTGGTTTGAATCATCTAATTCACCACCAAAAACAGCATCAAATAGTGCCTCATCATCATCTTCATATTCTGGTTTTTCAACCTTATATTTAGCCATTTCAGCCTCATACATACGAGAATATGAATTCTTTATGCCCATCATTTTACATAAATGTCCTAAGAAATAGACGGTTATATATCTGACAATACCATCTACATCTTTCCATTCTTCGTCAGGCTCAGGAATGGGTTTTTCATTTTCCCATTTTCTAATCAAAGTGCCAAATGTATTTTGTTCTGCCAATGTATTATCTTTTGTTTGTTTTGGCTGTAAATTAGCAGTTGCCAACAAATCTTGTAGCGTCCTTGTTAAATCCTTAGTAGGTAATCCAGCACGTTTTGCTTTCAATATATCTAACTGAGCATAACATATCTGTTTAAACACTTCTTCTTGAGCTTTAGTGTTGCACTCGTGTCGAGTTGTCCAGTCGAGATATTCATCTTCTAAGAATACATAGTCGTCATCTTCAAAGCCAGTACCAAAGAATTTAACTGTTTTTAACTTAGCCTTTTTAGAATCTTTAACATCTTCGAGAGTTTCAATTACCTCGGCTTTCTTGTTCAAGAAATTGTATTTAAGACTATCAAAGAATGTTTTTCTACCCCCGACATTCAAATTCTTTTTAGCGGCATAATGACTAATGCGTGAGCGATCCGATGAAATTTCTCTTGCGCATTTAAGAGGTTCAACATCAAATACCCAATCCACCTGCTGACAAAAATGCTCTATTGCGTGTTCTTCGTTTCCAGAATAAAAAGCCGTAAGAAGTATCATATATTTATCTGTACAACTCTTACACCAAGGCAAGTATCCGTCATTAGACTGAAATAGGGGACTATTTGTTTTTTGAAAATTGATTTTTTGTGAATTAAACCCTGCTCCACAACAAGAACATTTAAACTCGTGCTCTTTTGGATTGTACTGCTTAGGAGACCTATGTATTTTAAAATCAATACTTGTATCAATTGTTTTGGGTGAGTCAATCGACTCACGAATTATTTCTTCTCTAGTTTTTGCACCTTGAGCCAAACGCTCACATCCTTTCATTCAAATAGAAAAAGCAACCCGTAAAGGTTGCTTTTCGCAAATGCAACCATATAAGGTTGCGATATATTCCGACTAACTGCCAAGTTAGCCATATCTGTAAGCATCACTTTAGAATGCTTATTCTGTGGTCAGTGGTAGGACTTGAACCTACGCTCCAAGGCTCTTACCATCTGAGCTACACTGACATATAAGAGGGGAGAATACCCCTCCAAAGGAGATAAAAAAATGAAAAACATGTGCAAGTGCTTTTCTTTCGCCATACGGCTATCTACTCTGTGGTAAAGCGACCCCTCCAATACTCATATATACACCGAAAGTAGCCCGGCATATATAATCATTGTATACCCACATCTCAAGTATGTGGTGCGTATCACTTATCTTGCGTTTGTGATACTTCTCGCTTTTGTTTTCAGCGCAAAGCCTATTCGAGACCAGCTAAGCAATAACTGATATAGAACCTCAACAATCACTACTCGACAAAGCGTATTGTGTCATCGGTTAATAGCAGTTTAGGTCTGCCACTCTAATCGGTACGGTTTACCATTTTCAATCCGTATGATTTCGACTCGTACCCGTCGATGAGGAAATTCCCCATAATTCGGTTGACCAGACTTTCGTCAGCCAAATTGTTTTAATGCCTGCAAGGGGCGGTGTCGATATTTTGTTGCTCGCAAGGAGCTATGTTAATATATTCCACGCCCGGCAGAAGTTACACCTCTCCGGTGGGCGTGGTGAAGTATAAGCGACAGTTACACCGTTCTTATAGTTCTAATATATCATTCTCCATTAATTGCACCTTTAAGGGTATAATTTTAAGATATAATTACATTTTTGTACCCATAAGGGTGTAATAAGCAAATATCCGACACGATAGTATGTTTGTCGGATAAGTAGTCAAATATGATAAATTAAGCAGTTATTTTTAACTTAATTAGTCAAAGGCGATAAGTTAAAGCAGGGTGGGCGTACCCACACCTACTATGACCACTATATTATTCTCCATAAAATTGAAGTGCTAAAGGGATTTAACTTTCAAAACCAAACATTTCATTAATGGTGTCATCAGAATGGTCTTTAAGATATGATTGCGTAGTAGACACGTCGCTGTGATGAGCAAACACCTGTACTTGCTCCAATGGGAACTTCTTAGGGCTTCCATTTTCATCAAGCAATCTTGTGTCGGTTCCTTGAGCCAAACACTCCAATCTACTATGTCTCATTGTATGAGTAAATATATTACATTCCTCACCACGTACTTCGGATAAGATTTTTGAAATAGAGCATATCCTATCATACAATGCACTGTCGGTAACAGGCTCTCTTTTACCATTTAGATTTTTATACCACAACGAATCAACTTCGTCTTCACCACGTTCTTCGAGATATTGACGAATTAACTCTTTTGTATCATCAAGATACACTAAACAAAACTTTTTACCACGCTTGCCAACTACAACGTTAGTCTTGTTACTATCAGTCAATCCGTGCTTTTCTACCTGCAAAAGTTCATTCTTTCTCCCAGCAGAATCAAAACCAAGCGACCAGAGTACGGCAGACTGCAAATTACCCTTTTCTACCAATATATCTCTAACTTTGATAAATTCTTCAAAAGTAAAGAAGAAATC